TGTTTATCTGTAGTTAAAAGGAAATCAATATCTTCTAGATAACTTTTAACCATCGCATATTGTAGCAATTCAACGGAGTTGAAATAATACAGGTCATTCAGAAATAATTGATATTTAATGCTGAACATTCCGCCAGAAATGGAACTGGTATCAAATTTAAATACTTTTTCAATTCCAATTACTGAATCTGGAACTTGAATAAAATTTGAAGATTCGTAAAAATTAAAACTAGTCGTTCCAATTCCGCTAATATTTGCTGTTCCGATTGTCGTTACAATTCCTACGCCATTTGTACCTTTAGCTCTTCCTCTATTAATATCTTCATCAGTAAGTTTATATTTTAAAAACATTCTTTCGACACCATCAAAGTGCCTTTCATGAAAATATTGCAATGCGTCGTCAACTAGATCATCAATTTGATCATCATCAATATTAATTTCGAGTACTGGAGCACCTAAACGTCTCAAACAATAGTCAATGAGTGCTTGCCTTGTTGCTGGTTTTGACATCAGTATGATCCCCCATCTATTGAATTGGACCAGATTGGAATTCCGGAATTATCTGTTGTTAGTATATAGTTACTATAATCAATACTAGAACTAGTTGCTCCTGTAGAAACCATTAATCCAGAAGAATTGAAATATGCCACTCCACTAGTATTATAGTTTGGATAATAAAATGAAGTAATAGTAGCAATACCAGTTATATTTGCATTTCTGGCAGTAAATTCGTCAAATCTTAAATCATCTCGAATATAAAGATCGCCACCAATGTAAACATCACTATTAAAAGTTGCAATTCCAACAAATGTCGATACTCCACTAACACCTAGTTGAGATACGGATGCAATACCACCAATAACATTTACTGAATTGGTCGAATTTACTGCAAAATCCGATCCTCCGGAAAGGGAAGAAATAACCTTAATTGAATTTTGTTGACCAACTCTTACCTTTATATCAGACATTATCGAGTAACTCCTTCTCTTACGAGAACCATTCCCTCAACAACTCTATTTTTAGATCCGGATAAATCTGTAATTATAATGTCATAAACATATCTTCCAGGTTTAATTGTTGATGTTTCTGCAGCAGTCAATCTAATAAAAATTTTTCCAGAATTTGATGGTGGTATAATACTAGAGGTAAATTCTATCGCAGTAGAACTTCCTGCCCATTTTCTCATTTGGGCAGAAACAGTATAATTTGACAAATTAAGTGGAGAATTTGTATCCGACCCTTCTAATGTGAATGTCTGAGTAAAATCTACGCCAGCGTTTATAACTAGATTATTTACATATACTGCTGCCATCTATTTTTTTTATCTCTACTTTTTATTTATATCCCCAGCGCACTGAGAGAATTTATTACCTCTTGTTGCTTAAGATACAATTTACAATATAATTTTGCAAATTTTTTGAGTTCTTCAAAATCTAATTCATCAATTGTTCTTGAATGTTTTTCAAATTCAAATAATTTATCAATTGATTCCAGTTCTATATCATTTGGTTCCATTAACTAACTCCTTAAGTAATGATTTTATTTCATCAATATCTTTTTTCATATTATCCAATTCTCTTTTTTGAGAATCGCGATTATTAATACTATTTACATATTGAGTATAAGCATAATTATCGCAATTAATAATGGCACCTGTCTGTTCATCTCGATACAAATTTGGGTGACCTTTTACTGGAATCATCATCTAATTGCAATACTTCTCAAGTCTTTGAATCTTGGTGCATATGCTTGATTGGTCCCTGCCATCACAATTTTAATTGTATATCCAGTAAAGTCTCCCAAATTGTTGGCATTAAATTCATATTCGAGGAATTGATTATCCAAACTTGGAGGAACAAATGTATCTGGTAATCCATTATTTTTTGAAAAATCAATTACATCTGGATATCCATCTTGATTACTATCGATTGTCAAATTAGTATAACCTGGGAATAACTCAAATGCCTGTTCAATTTCACTAGAATCTGGTCTAATCAAACTGTATAGAACTCTAAAGTCTGCAGATGCTGGTCTATAAGCTCCAATAATCACTTTAAGTGCCGTTGCTGGTTGAGACAACCTCACTGTGTTTGAAACATATACGGCAGCGTGGGGGTCATCGACTAGGGAATTAACTCTACCATCATTAACAAAATCTGTAATTGGATTATTAAGTCTGCTGCTTAATAGTCTCACCGAAGAATTCTTCCAGAAAATCATTGGGGATAGATTTGTGTCCGTAGTGGTTAGATTTACCTTTGTTGTTAGTGATTTATTTCTCAACAAACCACCAAGATAAGTTTGCTCATTAACGTTTGAACAAATAATTCTTGTTGAAGGTAATTTATTTTCAGAACCAATTTCAACATTTTCATATCCTTGATCCTGGAAAGAAATTTCTGTGCCATCAATACTGGTGCCACTTACGCTTCTAATTTGTGCGGTTATTTCTGTTGAAGATCCTGGAACAATACTTGCAATTTCTGGAGCAATAGTATCATACTGAATGTTCTGTGTTGCGTTTACATCACTTCCACCACCAGTAGATTCTGTATTGAATGAAAGTTGTGGTGTAGAAGTCAGACTTCCATCCGTAGATCTGTTTGTAGTATTTGAATCCAAATTAGATCTATTAAATTCGATATAGTATGAGTCAATGTCGTTTCCAGTATCACTAATGTCGTGAGTTGTATTCAATCTTCTTAGAGAAACACCACTGAGTTCATACTTATAAACCATAGTATTGGCAGTATGATCTAAAACCAAAGTAGAATCAATTCCTCTGGTGATCGTGAGTAACTGTCCAGTTCCTACAGATTCATATTTAATGAGTTCATCCTCAATTTTAACATATCCTGGATTAGATCCACTAACAGCAATTCCCTCAAAAGTTGTGAAGTTTGAAGTTGAAGCAACACTGATTGAAGTATCATTAGATAAAAGAGTATTGGATAAGGTTGTCGGTTGAATATTAGATTCAATATTGCTTAGAGTTAATTTATTGTTTGCAGCATACATTCCATGATAGAAATGATTGACTTTCATAAAGTTTCCAGAATAAACTCCACCAACTGGTGTTGATGATAGAACCGTTGTTCCTGCGAGAGACACTGCTGTTCCAGAATTGTCATAATAGACAAGTGTAGAAACTCCGACAGTAGTAAATGATTCTGCCTGAACATTGGAAAGATATAATGTATCGACACCACTAATTGCAGAAATGGTGATTCTTGCATCTCTTCCCGATGCTGGAGACACAGTACTAGTTACAATACCTACAACATCTCCAACCGAATAACCATTTCCGGGAGTTGCTACAGTTAATGAAGTTATAGACGATGTTACTCCAGAAACACCAGTAATATTGACTTTTAATCCACTACCATTACCAGTAATTGCATATGTGGAAACATTCGATGTTGGAGTGTAATTAAATCCTCCTGTAGTGATTCCTACGGTGGCAACTGAACTACCCGTACCAACAATATATCCATAATTATATGGTTTTATAGTATCGCCAATTTTTCTTCCAGTTGTAAGAATACCAACTAGGGTACTATTAGTAATAGTACTTACGCCAACGGCAAATTTTTTGGGAAGAGTTGTTAGTGGATTTCTAGATAGAACGGGAACATATCCATTACTCTGGTTAAGTGTTGGATTTTGGAAGAATACACTACCAGTTTTTGAAGTAAACTCTGCTTTGTATAACTTAAACTTCAGATCTTGATATTGGTTGGCAGTCCAAATAGATCCATTTTGAGATTTAAATAGACTACCTAGAGCAAATTGTCTAGTATAACGAACACTCTCCGCATCTGGTAGTGATGCAGTATTTACAGTTTTTTCACCCATTTCGGCAATCCAGACCTCATATTGATCTGATTGTGGTGCAAGAAGTACAATAGCATACTCAAGACCAGGAGCAAGATAAATTGGATAGTCAAATGTTACATTTGTGGCAACTAATGCATTTTGTGAGATATTAATATCTGATGGTTTTAGTGTTACTGGATTTCCAATAACAGTTCTTGTAGGAGTTCCCAGTTCAACGGTCCTAACTTCAACAGTAAGAGGTGCATTATCTGGATCTTTGGATGCAAAGAATAAATCAACAGCAGTTAGATATGCGCCATTGGAATCGTCATTGGGCGAATTTCCATTTAGATCTTCTACATTTCCACCAACTGAAAATGATTGTGCAAGAGGATCAACAAAATAAACAGTATTGTTGGTTGTTGTTACTCTCTGTCTTTGTTCCCAAGTTCCTTCTGCCTTGTAAATTGTTTCTGCAGATGAAATTAGTTTACTTCCTGGTAGTGGCGTTTGATTGCTGGAACTTGAAGATAATTTATAAACCTTAGAACCGGTTGCAATTCTGACAGGAGGTGTTGGGTTTGATAGTGGGTCTCTCAGGAAGAAAGATCCCTGAAGATCGCCATAATTATCAGAAATAAGTTTCAAATCTTTTACATAGGCAACTACACCACTTGTTTGTCCGACAAGTTTCATTCCAGTAACAACATAACCAGAATAGAGACCTTGTGCTTCTGCACACAAACTATTAATATCTACAT